CCTCACGGCGTACCTTACATCAGTGGTAATTTATTAATTAGATTTATCCAATTAGGCAAATTCTACTCCTTTTGAGGGAGATACTTCAGATAAAAGGGGTATTCCTTTAACTCGGAAACCCTAGTTGAAATAATTCGAAGTTGCTTATTTTACCAGGATAGATAGTACGAGGTTTAAGTTCACCTGTAGCGAAAGCTCTTGTTTTACGTAAAATCTCATACTTAGCTCTCGTAGCCCTGTGGGCGCGATTGCTATAGCGGTATTGGTCTAAAGAAGGCACTAATGCCAGTTCATAGTCCTGTCCGCTCATCCATCTATCATATACGGAATATTCGTTACTCTCATCTTGTAGATAAACCATTAAAAGGTCACCTATTTTGGCGAGCATAGGATGGTATTCCGGTATGAACACTGGTGAAACCAGTTTAGGCTTTTGGAGCATAGGGTTATCAATCCTTTGTTTGAGTAAATCAACCTGTTCCCAAAATACTTCTTTCCGCGCAAGCGTAATAAATGTATCTAGGAAAGCCTCTGTAAATCCTCCATGTAATAGTGGGGGATCTATGAACTTGTAGTTACCTACCGGAGTTATCACCGGTGGCATTCCAAGCATAGACTCAGGGGCCGACAGTACGAACTGGATTACTTTTCTTTCTTTTAACGGAAAGGTTTGTAATATTGTCCATAAGCCGGGTATGATCACATCATCGGGAAAACCGCGAGTACGCATTATCCTTAGCAATTCAATAAATTGTTCTGGCATTTTACGTATTCCTTCAAGGAGGTGTATAGGTATACCTGTCACCTCTCCCTGAGGAGTAAATAGACGTTTCGCAAACTCAGCATAGCTTTGTTTACTTTCTGTACATTTACTGCGGCTTATTTGGACTCCTAGATCGGTTATTGTTTTCAAATACTCTTCATATACTTTTTCTGAAGAATCACAACAATCGTCACCCAGCACTAAGTATTTATATCTTTTCTTAGTGTAGCCGTGTACTTTCCAAGCACAGTACTGCTTAACAGCATGATGTGCAAAGGTCGATACAGGCCATGAGCTTAGTAAGCCCATTGGGTTACCTACAGAGTAGCGTATCTTCTCACCATTTGGTAAGTTGAACTCTCTATCTGTTAGGATAGTTGACCAAATATCCCCTAACTTTTCTCCGTATCTTGCCTTTACAATAGCAACCTCAATTTCACGAGGGAACCTATCCGTAAACGCAGTCATATCGGAAGAGTAAAGCTGTGTTCCTAAACCTTTGATAAGTTTAGGTATCTCGTTTTGCCTGTAGGTGACATCTGAATCAAATCTTCTTAACCCTAGCATAAAAGCTTTGTGAAAAGTTGATAATGAAACATTTGACCACCAATCTCCTATCGCGATTTGGCGTGTTTTACCCGCTTTATCTGATAAGAAAACTATCTTTGAATGCTTA